TTGTTTGGTACTTTGGTACCATTTATGTCATCATGTTTTGTGTCAGGGCGTTTTATTTGCATGTCTACCGCTATCTTAGAGATTGGCGTCATGGTGTTCTCTTCCCTGACGATCCTGCTCGAGAGCCCATTTTCTTTGGAGCTCAACAAGCTTGGCAAATTGACAAGTATCTGGAGATTTTCAACTCCTACATCTCCGCCGTTTTGACCTTGGCCACTGGTTGGTCAGCACCATATGTGAAAGCCATTTATGCATACTGCATTAGCGAGGTCTGTCGTACACTGATAGCAGCTGTCACAGTTTATTATGCCCTAGGACGACTAGGTTCGTATACTGGCCTGGGTGGCCAAGAAATCGTTGGTTCAGTTTGTCTGCTGGCTTACATATACAATCAAGTTGTGGTCTCCATGAAGCATTCGCAGAAGCTTAAGTACTACGTCCTTTACGGCTTTGGTGTCGTTGGTATTCTTGCTTCAATTTATGCTTATACGAGACCCGTGAAGAATTCCCGTCATTGCGCGCACACCACTGACAACACGGATTGCCAACCCTGTAAAGAACAACAACAACGAGAGCGCATAGGTCTAGCTTCTCCAGAGCGCAGACATAGTCCAACCATTAGTCCTATAGTCCACTTTGCCTATATTTTTATAGCTGCCTTTGTGTTGTATATGTATGGTGATAATGAAGCTGCAATCCGTGAAGACCTTCAGCGTTTGAATTTTTTTACCAAGATTAAGGACACTGCGGTGATGATCTCCAATGTTATAGTGTCAGTTGCTCGAGATGTTTCACCTCAAAAACGGCATGCACGATCGCCTGGCGCCGCCGCACCACCAGACGGTGAGCACAAAGACAAGCCTATTGACAAAAATCCGGATGATCGTGTTTCTGACCTCCTCCAACTACCCTCGGATGGCGGTGGTGATTTGGAGTTCATTGATCGACTGCCACGCAGCGAAGATATATTGGGAGCCGGCGACAATTTCGATGAATTGTTGTCGCGGATGGGCCCTGAAGAGAATGACCCTCAAGCACCTTATAAGCCAGTCGTTTTTTCTTATCAGGGTCGAGTCCCTATACTCACCCTTTATAATCTTGACTCTCAAGTGCTCGTCGCCTCACCTTTAGGCAAAGAGGTCAACTATGCTAGGGCTCGCGGTTTCCCTACAGTGGCGTCACTCGTCAAGTGGATTTCATCCCGTACACCCACGTCCCGGTTTGTCGAATGGCCCACCAGCCCATTGCAAGCAGGAGTGCTTTCGTACGAAGGCCTCTCGCAAGGTGTCGAGTATAGTTATGCCCTCAGTGATTCTCCTCAGGTTGTTGTGCGTTCAGTTTATGATGAAAAGCACCCTATGGCGCGTGTTCACAAAGGCATCCCTCTTGGTATTAAGCATTTCTGTGGAGCTCACACAGCTCTCGCCTACAAACAACATCGCATTGTTTCATTGGCAGCTATGAACAAAGGCGAGGCGTTCGAGACCTTTTCGTGTAAAGTCATGATGGGTTCGCTTGCTGTGCCTGGCTCAGATTCATGCCATCACTGTTACAAGCCGCCCAAACGCCCACGTTTTGCACGTCTACAGCGCTGGTGGGATTCTACTGGCAAGAAATGGAAAGATTCTGCTCATGCTTTATTCACTACACGCAATATAGTCAAGGCGGTGGCTGTAGCTGTGGCCACAACCGCCTTGGCCTATGCCGCCTATAAAGCAACCGACTCTACCCCCATCCCTGAAGTCGAGAAGCGGGAATCTCGTAGCACCCAGCGTCAACGACGCAAAGGCACCGCTACCAATAACACATCCCGTTGGCGCTGCCGCGTCTTTTCAGAAGGCAAACGGGAGTCTAACCGTTTTTCACGTCGCGGTGGCCTTCCGGCTGACATTGAAGTCTCTTATAAGGGTAAGAAGTTCCGCATAGATGAAAGCGAAGTTGATTTGGCCTGGGATGACTTCATTGAATATCGAAATGCCCGCCGTTCAGGCAATTTTGACGCTTGGGATGAGGATTATTACGAATCCAAACGCCCTGGCGGCGCCATGGCGACTTTTAAAGTTTTAGAGCTTCTTGACGATATGCAGTATGGTGGCCCCATGGATGTTCATGAGGCACAAGCTGAGATGAAAGACCTTATTCGTCAAGACCCGGCTTTTGAAGGTTTGATGTATGCTTTGGCAGGTCGCGAAAATGTTCCCTATCTTAGAGATAACATTTCACGCGGCCTGCGAGAGGCTTTAGTTAATGCTGGCACGCAGAACAAGCGGGAAGAATGGAATAAAGGCATTTTTTACATCCAGGGAACTGTTGCTGTGAAGGATAAACCTAAAGTGTTCACCGCTTTCTACACCCTTAGTCCCACCATGAACGCCCAAATACTCGTGACGGCCAGGCATGGGCTGACCATTCCCAAGCCAGGCGCGCCACATATTGAGCTCTTGCCCCTTGAACATCAAGTTGGTCAGAAGGTTAAACTTTTCTCGGCTGATGGCACACAGATAGCCCCAGCTGAGGTGCTTTATGTTTCCGATGACGTTGATGATGTGGCCATTCTTTCCGCCCCTGTGGCACATTGTCCAGGCGTTAAACCTTTCAAGTTGGTTGAAACCAAGCAAGCCATGGTTTTTGCTCCACGCATCGCGGACAATGCCATAAAACTGAAAGAATGGTCTTTCGGGCAAGCTACACAAGAGCTCGTACAAATGAATGAGGGTGAGCGTCTCTTCAAACATACTGTTGATACAGACCATGGTGATAGTGGTTGTCCTATAATACGAGCTAGTACTAACGAAGTAGTCATGATGCATATTGGGAACCAGGTAGACAATGCTGGTGTTCCTGCGTCTATACTCTTGGAACATGCTCGCAAGGCGGAATTACGCATCAAGGAGCTCAAGAAACCCATTGCTTCACCAGGCACTGTACCCCGGCAATTAGAGTATGGATATGCCCCCACTAACGGCACCATATCCACTATGATACGTCACAATCAAATTGGTTGGGTGAAAGAGTATGATCCCAAGTTTAAACATGCCACTATGTCCACTCTGAGGCATAGTCAAGCACGCAAGCCACGCATGTCGGAGCCTCGTTATGTTGAGTTTTGTGCTGTTAATCCCCCACCTGCCATCAAACAACAGTTCTGTCCTAATGTTTTGACAGAAGAAAATTTGCGGATAGCAGCCGACAAATTTCGTTATACCACCCGTTTCCATCCTGAGCTGCCTAACATGCAGCATTCGACGGTTTTGCTAGTGGAATTACTCCGAAAGGCTGTTGCCTCAAAAGCACGTATGTGGACATACAGCGAAGCCTGCGACGATGTAGACCCAACCACAAGTGCAGGCTACCCATATGATAATATCTGGCACAATAAAGGCGAGGCATTAGCAGATCCTAAGCTTGGTGAACTGGTTGCCGACTATCTTCTCAAGCTAGCAACACCTGAAGAAAAACATGAGATTCTTACTATGAACGCAAAAAATGGCGAAATACGCCTTGCCGAAAAGAAAGACAAGGCTCGTGTTATTTTTTGTGACTCTGTTGTTCGAGTCGTTGCATCAAAAATGCTTGCAGGCGATATTTTCAGTCAATTTTTGGCTGAAAGTAAGCGTTCACCATCTGGCAACTTCTGGTCTGCACTAGGATTAGGCCCTTTAAAAGGGGGCATGAACAAGTTGGCCACTCTGCTGAGTCATTATGAGTGTCACTCCGCAGATGGCGACGCCTGGGAGACCACACAATCATATGAAGCCATCCTCACTATGGGTGAGTGTATAGCTGAAGCTTGGTCACTCGCAGGCCGCCATAAGGAACAGTTTATGGCCCTCATACGCCAAGAGGCAGAGAGTTGGGTTTTGGATATAGAAGGCAACTTCTTTGTCAAACATGGCTGCAATGGTTCTGGCAACTTTCTCACCTCCATGCTTAACACAGTCTTTAATATGTGGGTGCACATTTATGGTATACTTTGTCAACGACATTACACCACCATTGATTCCATGATGTTGCATTTTTCAATGTATCTTCTTGGTGATGACGAAATATTGATTAATCGAGTTGAGTTTGACCGGGCCGCTTTTTATCATTCCGCTTATATGGCTTTTGGTCTCACTTATACACCGGGTCCTGAAGGTGATTTCACACATCATACCTTCTATAATATGAATTTTCATTATGACGACGAGATCAAACAATGGCTACCCAAGCTCAATTGTGATAAAGCACACGCCACGCTTAATTCCTACACAGAACCCGACAAAGTGGGTCAGCGTGCGTACTCTATTGCCCTCCTTTCTTATGCGGATGCTGAATGGCACAATCATTTTTGTAAGTTCTTGACTTTTTTAGGTTTACAACCCCCACCTAAGGCAGTTACGCTAGCCATTATGACTGGTAAAACCTCGTTTTTTGGCTACAACAATAAACTTGAGACAAGCCAATGGCACCGTACACTTGGAAAATTTTATGAACCAGAAACATACACATGGCTCGGCGATTTCGTGCCATCCACGCAGCTGGGAGATCGCCCGGGCTACGTATCCGCGGCCGTAAGGCATTCTAAGCAACTAGAAACGGATTTCATAAAAGATTTTGGTGAAGGTGCCAAACAACAACTAGACGATTTGTACGAGGTTTTTATGTCCAAAGAGTCTGAACGAAAATATGGCCGCAGCTCCCGAATTGCTTCAGGCATCGCAGGCGCTGTTGCAGCTCCTATCGTCGCCGGCAGTGCGGCGATTGCCGGGGGCCTCCGAGCAGCTAGCCGCATCAAATCGCGCGCGCCAACGCTCCGCGGCTTTAAAGCCACCACGGCCCGTCCCCAAGGACGTGCTAATCGTGTGCGACGTGCTCGTAAGGCGGTCCGTGCGATTGGTGCACTCATCGGCCGACGCAAAGCTCGTCGCAACCCGATTGCCCGATCAATTCGTCGAGGTTTCAAGGCACGTCTTACGCCACCCATTGTCATCCAGCGACCTAGCAACAGGATGCGAGGTCCCCCCGTTGCCCTCAATCGCGGCCTCGGTCCGTCAAAGTTTTCCATGTCGATGTCGGGAACAGGACGTAACCAAATCGCGGTCATTACGGGACGCGATTACCTTGGCACCATAACCAATCAGGACAACACTGTGGGCGTGTCTTTGCTCAAAGATTTGTTCCCCAGTGATGGCGGTGGTGTCCTTCTCAACCCAGAGTCCGTTGGAGGGGCTCGTGTTGCCATAGCTGGTAATTTGTTTGAGCAATTCCGCTTCCGCCACATTTCCTTCACCTTCACGGAAGCATCAGGCACTAATACTGTGGGTAATGTTGCGGGTTGGGTAGATCCTGATCCAACAGATTATGTCTCCTCTAATGAGGCTGGCATTAAAGCGGGTTCCACACACATGTCATTCAGGACCACCCCCGTCTGGCGTGAGTGTACTTGGACGGCAGATCCCAAGGCCCGCAATGAGGAGGATCTTTGGATTCGTTCGTCTGACGTTGGTGATGCTTCGCTTCGTTTGTCTAATCAAGGTCGCTTTGAAATGCGTCTCGAAGTTCCCACTGATAAGGCACCTTTTACCAAGATAGGTTCATTACATATGAACTACATCTTGGAGATGCGAAAGCCAACAGTCAACTTGCCTTATTATGGGTCTAGTGATCAATACACGTTTTCACTGCCAACCGGAGTGGCCCCGCAGGCTTATTCTGAAGTTTTTAATCCGGCTGCTGGTGGCTTCGTGTTGCAGGCGGACACAGGAAATTCTGGTGCCACTGAAGCTTTTGGCGCCACACTCAACACAGGCGGTGGCGCACACACACACCTCGCTGTTTTCTATTTGCCGCCTGGTGTTTGGCAAATCAATTATAATATGCAGGGTGTCAATGCTGGCGATTCCGATATTCTGGGCATTGCTACGAAGACCCTTACTTACGGACTCGGTGCTATTGTGTCTACCTCGCCCACTCTTGCTGATATACTCTGGGACTCCGTTGGTACGCAGTATTACGGTTTCCAAGATCTCGCCCTTTCTTCACCCGATGCTAATAATATCAGTTACACCAGTCCTGCCGGTGTTTACTGGTTAAATGAAGCGGGTACTGGCGCCATCAACGCTCTCACCGGCTTTAATGGCACGCGTATTGTGGTCCCAGCTAACGGTCGAGATTTTTACCTGGCCTTTTTTCCTTCCGCCATTGCCTCTGATGTTGGCGGCTCTGTTAAAGCCGGAGTCACCAAAAACACTGGCTCCATTACTTTGTATACACCGTCAGATACCTCGACTGTTCAAGCGGCTGTCTCATTCACTTTGACTTTCGTGCGTCCCACTCGTGCAGAGTCTTTAAGTTTGATACCAACACAACTTACTGCCGATCCTCGCTTCACCGACGTTGATGAACGCTTGAAGTACCTTGAGTCACTTATCGAGCGCACTCATGTCTCCAGACCACGTGGCTTTGCTGCTGCTTCAGGTGCAGCAGCGCCACCAGCTCCTAAAGATGAGAGCAAGGAGCCTGTCTCTGATCCTGATGAACCTTCAGAAGAGGTTTTAAAGGTTGCAGAACAATTGTCGAAGCTTTAGTCTTGGACTAATCTTCGGCTATGCACCATTGTTCTCAACACCTTGGTTGAGTTTTTATGGTTGCTAATTCAAAATAGCTAAAAGTTCTTTTTTCTTTATGCCCAATTTGAAAATTAGGAGTCATACGCCGGCTAATTACCGTGGGTACAAACATCCTGCTTATGTTGTCCATCGGCTGCTTTAGCGCTGTGCAAC